AGATAGTATGTTAAATAGCCCTGGGCTTCCGGTTTGAGTCTGAGTTGTAGGCATTGGAGTTGCCTGCAAAGCGTTTGACAAGTAGTTAATACTTGTTGCTGGGCCTGCGGTGTATCCGCCATATTGAGCCTTAGCCGCATCAATTAGTGCCTGTTGTACGCCTTGTTGTAGCGCTCCCTGTTGCATGAGATTCTGTTGAACAGTCTGTCCCATACCAAAACCAAGGTTAGATATATTGGCAAGCTGATTAGCCGCAGCTAGACGCTGTTGAGCGCCTTGCAAGCCAGATCCAACGTTGTATTGTTGAGCGGCCATTTGATTAGCTATATCAGACAAAGCGGCTTGTTGAGCCTGTCCATATCCAGCCTGCCTTAATCCTGCAGAAGATTGCGCTAATTGTTCTGCTACATTTCTTCCTAACTCAGATTCAACAATACCATGTCGAGAGCCACCAAAAGCTCTGGCTGCTTGAGCCTGCGCTCCAAGGTTATTAAGCCCCATCTGAGCGCCACGCAGAATATCAGCCTCATTAGCTTTTATTACTTGCTCGGTGTAAGGATTCATGTATGGCGATAAGTCTGTAGTTGCCAATTGCCCAGCTTGAACCTGCTGTGGCGTGTATCCCATACCTGCGACTGATCCTAGTCCAGCTCCATATACTCCTTGCGCCGCTGCTTGATTTACATTAGGTATTCCGCCTTGTGGTGCGCCTGCCATATTATTTTCCTTTTTTCTTAACGTCCGCCATATAAACGTGGATCATATCTGTTGTCGTAAGCCCTTATATCTGGTTGTTGTTTTTTAGGAGGCTCAACATATAAATTTTGGTATGATCCAGAATAAGGATCAACGAACAGCTTGTTGTATGCTGAAACTTGTCCTGGCCTTCTAGCAGCCAATTCTGCAACAGCCTGATCAAAAAGATCACCAGAAGAGTAACCTTGAATCCCGCCAGCATATGTTGTTGGTACAGGAGTCATTCCTTGCATAGCACTTACACTTCCTTGCGGAACAAGACCAAATGCTTCTGCTGCACCTATATTTGATCCAAAAGCCGCCATTTGAGTAGGATTAAAAGCAGCAATGTCAGGGCCATAATATGGAACATATCCTATTGTTTGAGCGCTTTTTGCCCTTTCGAGGTTTTCCTTTGCGTAAGGTTTAACCCACTCAGGGATATCATTTGTTTGTGTTTTGCTTCCGCCTTTTCCGCCGCCGCCCATTTAAATCTCCCTTTTAAGCGTTGTAAACTGGTAATCCCAGCCTAGTTTGTCTAGTATCTTTTCCCATCCAGGCCTTCCGGCTATAGTCATAGCGGTACAATTATTAGCCCTAGCAAACTGAGCAAATGGCTCATTTAGCTCTAAAATTTCGTTAAGCGTACCACCAGCTAAAAAAACGTGAAAGTGTTTTTGTTTAGGATATGTAACAAATTCTGTCACCGCACAACTATTCTCAAGAGGCCACAACTGATAACGGTGGCAAAGAACGCCAAGAGCAATATCGTCGAAACTGTGAGTATCGCCAGAGTAAGCCAAAGCGTTTTCAATCCAAATTTTGCACCTAACAAGCTCTTCTGTAAGAGTCCTAATATCATTTGGCTTCATGGAACGTATAACTCACTAACTGATAAAGTAACTGACGGCGATGCTGGGCAAAATGCCGTAGCCGCCGTAGTCGCCAATGATGCCGTCAAATCACTCGTGGCAAACATAGCCTGCAAGTAATCATTGGCGTTTACCTCAAATATTCCCGATCTTGACACTATTTTTTTCTGCCCGTTTGACTCTAAAGTGGTAACCATAGTTGAATTAGCTACGTCTGATCCATTAATTCTTGGCCAAAAATAGAACGTTTTGGCGCTTGCAGAACTCGATATAAGCTCTGCCGTAAAACTAAGCTCGTACACGCCACTTCTATCAAATACGATCTTACTTGTGTCAACGTCGTCAATTGATACATTGTGAGAATAAGCCTCTGTATCCCAAGTTATTGCCTTTGCCGTATTAATTGAAACAGCCGCCTGATTGTTAAAATCAGCAAAAAAGCCATAAGAGTTTTCGCCGTATGGAATTGGTAAATATTCTCCGCCAGAAGAAATAACCATGTGGCCTTTTGACCTATCCCACATCATTATTCCATCTTCTGCGGCTGAATCTCCATTTGTTATACTTTTTAATACGTTTCTTGTTCGCATTAAAAAAGTATTGAGACGTTCAGCCCAAGTTTCCCATTTTCCCGTCATTGGGCTTGGTGGTATATCAGGCAAACTCATCTTTTGCCTCCGGCAACTGCCTCAATCCTCATGACTCCTGAGCGCCAATCGGTATTTACATTGCCGTCTACTCTCATCCTTATTTGTCTACCAGTAAATCTAACGTCAGTCGGATTTGACATGGTGTATGGGCCAAAAGATGATTCTGAGTCGTTTGGATAGAACCTAGTTTTAAATGTTACCGTCACATCACCTTGAGTTTTTTCGTCAGGAATAAGGCTAGTAACTTTCATTATATTTTCGCCAGTTCCAAGGCTTATCGGGCCAGTTTCAGCAAAAACACTATAAGATCCATGACCTACACTAGCACTTTGTTCGTGATTGTATAGGTTTCCACTTGCGTCTGCCCATATTGGAGAAGTAAATACTCCCCTATCGAATCCGCAAGTCCTATCTATTTCACCTATTTCCCAATGATTTTCTAAGTAATCAAAGGCAACATATTTATTGTTTTCTAGTGATGATCCACTTGGGAAAAACCACCATATTTCCCCATACTGGCTGTTGTGTACCGCATAAACCTTTGATATTTGATTTCTGTTTATGTCGGAAAAAACATAATCACTTACATCACATTTAATTTCTTTTGCGACTGATCCATCAAATACAAAAAATCCTCTATTGCCCATCCAAAACGCGCCTTCATCAACTGCGGCAATAGCTTTTCTTGCTATTAAGCCACAAGCAGTTCCGACTCTTTCAAATCCAAATATAAATGGTGGGCCAGAATAAGTTGCGATATGAGCGTCAGTATCGGTTACTATTAAAGTTCTACCTCGAACTCTAACAGCAGACATAATTTGTCCACTTGTCTGAAGCTCAATGTCGCCAGCCTCGTTTGTAGCTGCTGGAGTCCAAGTTGTATTATCTTCTTTATCGCACCATTGAACTTTTCTAGGATTGCCACCAGCGCCAAGCGCAAATAAAAATCTTTCTTCAGTAACAACTATGCCAAGATTACTTGTTGGCGCGTTTGAAACTTGGGCCGCAGCAACTGCTGAATTTAATTGCCATTCGTATATTTTCCCATCATTAGGATTGCATGCAATTAAATATTCTCCCCAGTTATCTAAAGACCAAGTTGTTGCCTCTTGAAATGTTCCGCTATTTGGGCGCTCGACTCCATAAAATCCAGTTCCATAATAGTTTCCGCCAAATCCAACGTTTACTGCGGCATCCTCTGATCCGGCAACAAGCCCAGGTGGAGTGATATCGTATACAGTTCCAGATGCATTAATGTATTTCAACGCATCATAAGTTCCAATAACAGTATTTGATCCATCAGTGTTGTCCGTCCAGATATGCATTGCCCTTGGGGCTGCAGAAACTGCGGAAGATACTCTGGTTATCCATCCGCCTACAGGACGCATAGATCCGTTATGCCATCTAACTAAATTTGCGTCTCGCCACCTGTTTGATTGTTCAAAATCGGTTCCATTTCTTACAACTCCTGGAGGGATCGCTAACGGTATAAGAGCCATATTTGTTCCTTTACCACTTTCTCAACGGGCATCTAGTTTTCTTCATTTTCGTTTTTAAAGCTATAACGCAATTACATTCAGTACAGATGCCTAAATTTTTTTTGTCGCAAGAATCACAAATCTTTCTTCTTTCTTCTTGCTTTTCCTCACTAACAATTGGCCACATAATTATCCTGGATAGTCAACCCATTGTGCATTTTGTTCGTCCCATTGATAATCCATCTCATCACCTGGGCATGGCACAGGAGCCTCCCATTCCCATAGCTCATGATTAAATATCCAATTGCCGTAAGGAGACTCTGGAACAAATGCGTCATATTCTGGTTCATATTTTTTACCAACAATTGCATAACATTTTCTAAAACTTCCGTTATAGCTTGTTTGTTTCCAATTGTCAGAAGTTTCACCTCTCCAGTTAGCTATAAATTCCAATCCTACAGGTTCGCTTTCTGGAAAATCTAAGTTATTTAAATCTGAGTTATCAATAACGATAACCTCAACAACAACATTGTTTTCATCTAATTTTGCAAAATGAGCCATATTTTATTTCTCTCAAATTAACCAGTATAGGCATAACGTAATATAACAATACCAGAGCCACCGCCAGCGCCATCTCTACAGCTACCACTTCCGCCGCCACCGCCAGAACCGCTATTAGGTTCTCCTGCTGTTGGGCAAACACTGTTGTCTGCGCCGCCGCCTCCAGCGCCTCCGCCTCCACCAGAAGATCGCGATACACCTTGGTTACCTCCGCCGCCACCGCCTGCCCATGTTCCGCCAAATCCAGATGATGTTGCG